AGCCCGGTACCGATATCGGCACCGGCGAAAGCACCCTGAACGTCACCTTTGAAGCCCGGATAATTGTCGATGTGATCTGCGACCAGCATTACCAGCAGGCCATTCACTTGGCCACGCAACTGGCGGTGTTGTTGCGCATTCAGACGTGGGGCCTGGCGGTTGAGCCTGCCGAGTTCAAGCGTTCAACGCAGGACTGGACCCGCCCGGAGCTGGATGGTTACACCGTGTGGTTGGTGGAGTGGGCCCAGACGATTTACTTGGGTGAAGAGGAATGGCCGTGGCCGGATGAGAAACCCGGTTCACTGGTGTTCAGCGTGGACGATGAGGTTGACCCGTGAGCCACGCCCTGGCCGAGCACGACCGCATGATCGCCGGGGTGGTCAAGAGCTGCTATGTGGTTGCTCTGGATCTAACGGTCAGGCCGCCCGTGTGCCGGGTGTCTGACGGCGAGTGGATCAGCGCCTGGGTACGCTGGCACAGTCAGGCGGCAGGTAAGGCGCGACACTGGCGGGTACCCAGCATGGGCGAGCAGGGCGCTTTGCTCAGTCCGAGCGGTGACGTGTCACAAGGCACCTTTGTGCCAGGCTTGTTTGGCGATGCCGGACCAGCCCCGGATAACCGCGATCACGTCGAGCGCTGGCTATTCGACGATGGCGGGTCGCTGACTTACGACTGGCTGGCCAACAGTTACAGCATTGTGCTGCCGACTGGCTTAGTAGATATCAAGGTCGGCGGGTCGTCGGCGACCGTTACGGACAGCGCAGTGGTGGTCACGTCGGGGACGATCGCGCTCGATGGCGACGTCACGATTTACGGCGAAGTGCTTATCAACGGAGGGTTGCGCGTGACGGGCGATATCAACGGTGGCGGCGCGATCATCGACACCAGTGGCAACACGCCAAACCACAAGCACTAAACGCAACCATCAACCAGCCCGCCGAGTGCGGGCTTTTTTCTGCCTGGAGAAAATTATGGCGAGCAAATCAAGCCCGGACGATGTCGCGGTCGACGCCGTGGCCGTACCGATTACCGTGCATGCCGTGGCGGTGCCGATTACCGCTGATGCCGTGGCGCTACCGATCAAGTCGGCAGCGGACTACAGCGCTGAGGAACTGGAGGCTCAGGTGAGCTACCGCGACAAGGCCTTTACCTCGCGCAGCCTGGTGATGCCGGGCGGACGCTTACTGCAGGTCAGCAAAGGGCGCGTCTCGGTCAAGGTAATCGACGCTCAGGCGCGAGCGTATCTCGATGATCATCCTGATTTAGAGCTGCTTGCGGAGTAGATGCATGATCGGAATGGACCGCCGTACCGGGCTGCCTATCTCGGGCGTTCATCACCTGAGGCAGTCCATTGAAGACATCTTGACCACGCCACTGGGCTCGCGGCTGATGCGGCCGGAATACGGCAGCACAATCCGCCGTTTTGTCGACCTGCCTGTCAGTGAGGGTTGGAAAAGCGCTGTGCAGGCTGAAGCTGCGCGTGCCCTGAAACGCTGGGAACCGCGTCTGGAGCTGACACAGGTTCAAGTCCTGTCAGTTCTTGATGGGCGTATCACCTTTCGCCTGTCGGGCACTTATCTGGGCGACAGCAAGCTATTGGAAGTGACTGTATGAGCACACTGGACCTGTCCCGCTTACCAGCGCCGCTTGTGCTGGAGCCGCTTGATTTTGAAGCGCTGTATCAGGAAGCGCTGACTGATTTTCGCGCCTTGATGGGGGGTAATTGGTCGGCGGCGCTTGAGTCCGACCCGGTGGTCAAGCTGCTGGAAAAGGCCGCCTACGACAAGATGATGGGGCGGGCGCGGATCAATGACGCGGCCAAGGCGCTGCTGCTGGCCTTCGCCCGTGACAGCGATCTGGATCATCTGGCGGCCAACTACAATGTCCAGCGCCTGCTGGTGGTCCCCGCTGACCCCGGCGCTGTGCCGCCGATTGAGGCTCAGTATGAATCGGACGATTCCCTGGTGGAGCGCACGCTGTTGGCGTTTGAGGGCATGTCGATTGCTGGTCCTCGGGACGCCTACGTGTTTCACGCCATGTCGGCCGATGGCCGGGTGGCCGATGCCCGGGCCAGCAGCCCGAGCCCGGCCACGGTGGAGGTCAGCATTCTTAGCCGGATCGGTGAGGGCCTGGCTTCTGAGGATCTGCTGGAGGTGGTACGCCAGGCGCTGAATGATGAAGAGGTGCGGCCTGTCGGTGATCGCGTGATTGTGCAGTCTGCCAGTTTGATCGATTACCAGATCGCGGCGGTGTTGTACCTCTATCCCGGCCCGGAAATCGAGCTGAGCCTGACTGAGGCGCGGGCCGCCCTGGAGCGCTATATCAACACCCAGCGGCGCTTGGGGCGGGATATTCGGCGCTCGGCGATTCATGCCGCCTTGCATGTGTCGCGGGTGCAGCGGGTAGAGCTGATTCATCCGGCCGAGGATGTGGTGGTCTTGGACCATCAGGCGGCCAACTGCACGGGCTCTAGCGTGGTGCTGGGTGGCACCGATGAGTGAAGCCAGCCTGTTGCCATCCAATCGCACGCTTCTGGAGCAGGCGCTGGCTCAGGTGTCGATGGAAAAGCCGACGCTGCCGAACGTCCTGCGCCGCATGATCTCACCGGACACCTGTCCCTTTGAGCTTCTGCCCTGGCTGGCCATCCAGCGCAGCGTCGATCGCTGGAATCCAGATTGGTCCGAGACGATCAAGCGCAAGGTGATCCGGGATTCCTTTGAGGTCCACAAACGCAAAGGCACCTTGGGTGCGCTGCGTCGAGTGGTCGAGCCGTTTGCCGACATCATCGACATCACGGAATGGCACCAGTTGGAGCCGATGGGCGTGCCTGGCACGTTCAGCATGAGCCTGGCGCTGTTTGAGAGTGGCCTGACTGAACAAGGCCTTGCCGAGCTGGAACGGATCATCGGTGATACCAAACCGATCAGTCGGCATCTTGTGGGGCTGAACATTACCTACAGCCCGAAGGGGGAGCTGTTCTTGGGGTCGGCAATTTTTACCGGCGATGAAGTGGTTATTTCGTCCGCTGAATTGCAGTACAGCGATGAGGACTTGAGTCGGTTGGAAAGTGCTGCGAAAGATTACAACAGTATCGGCAACATATTTATGTCCAAACTTTTTAGCGTTTGACCTTTTAATTCCTAGTCCGCTGTTATTCAAAGTTGGGTGACAGTGTTTAAGTTACAGGAAAATACATATGGACTATCAGGTGGAACGGCTTGGTGTAATTGTGGATTTGGCAGAGCAAAGCATGGATATTGTCCAGCGCTTTTCTAATGATCCGATTAGTGCGGGAAATATTCAAACCGCAACAGGCCCAATAAAAAATCTTAAACAAGTGTCCGCTGATATTAAGTCTGACGGCGAAGCGGCCATTGACGTGGCGGTGGCTGAGTTGATTGATGAGTTGAAAACCGAAACCTCGGTTGACGCATTAATCGACGGTCTGACGGATTCGGCGGCCTTGGCGGAGGCCAGCGCCGAGCGATCCGAATCCTCGGCGTCCATGGCGGCGGCCTTTAACAATCCGTTCACCAGCACGGCGGCCGGTCTAAACAACACCTCGGGCAGCGGCGACCTGAATCGATTTTTTTCCGTGATGGGCGCAGGTAGCACGCTCGCCACGGCATACCGAAACGATGCTGGATCAGCGGTGAAAATTGGCGAGGCGCCCAGCGTGAAGGCAGTAACGGATCTAGGTATCGAAGAACAATCAACCGAGGTGTCGGGCCTGGCTTTTGCGGTGGTGGATGATTTTGGCCGGCGCACCTGGCTGGAGGCTGGCAAGGACGGCGGGCCGAGCGCTCACGCAGCCGAGAAAATCGGCGAAGTGTTGACGGCCGAGAATGCCCCCGCCCTTGCTGAGGGCGTCGTTGCTAGAGCCGTCGATGACGTCGGCATCGAAACGCTTTCGACGTTGAATGACCTGGTCTTCTCGGTGGTGGATGAAGAAGGCCTCCGCCTCTGGCTGGAGGCGGGCAAGGATGGGGGGCCGACCGCTCACGCGGCCGCGAAAATCGGCGCCAAGCTGAGCGTGGACAATGCCCCGGCGTTCTATCAAAGCATCTTGGCCAAGGCGATTACGGAAGCCGTCGGCGCGGTTGGCATGGAGGATATGTCAGCGCTCAATGAGGCGATCTTTGGCATCGCTGACGAGAATGGCCAGCGCCTCTGGCTGGAAGCCGGCAAGGATGGTGGGCCTACCCCGTATGCGATCGCGTCGATCGTCAAGAAGCTGCCCGGTGGGTTGGGCGAAGCCCCTGCCACGTACCAGTCCGGCACCAAGGGTGCCCTGGGCATTGTCTCTGGTCCGAATATCACCTGTTGGGGCGATTCGATGACGGCGGGCGCGGGTGGTGGTGGCACCACGTATCCCGCTGTCTTGCAAAGTCTGCTGACGGCGGCCGGATATACCAGCACCGTTTTCAATCGCGGGGTGGGCGGTGAAAACGCCCCGACCATTTGCGCCCGTGCCGGCGGCAATCCGTTTATCGCGCTGCCCGTGGGTGGGATTATTCCTGCGACTACCACGGCGTTTGAAATAACCCTGCAGCCGATCAATGGGCAGGTGACTAAACCCTTAATGCAGGGGGCTTCCAGCTACACCGGCCGTCTAGGGAGTGTGCCGGGAGCCTTCTCGCGCACCGTGGTGGATACCACCTACACCTACTTTTTCACCCGGGCCAAGGCGGGCACCGAAATCATCGCCAATCGTCCGCTGCCGCTGTATCTGGACATCGGCGATCAGGCCCGGGGTGACATTACGATCATCTGGATCGGTCAAAACGGCCCGAATGACGTACGGGCAATTCAGGACGCCAAAGCGATTATCCAGCGTATGACCGCTCTGGATAAGCGCTACCTGGTGATTTCCAAGCCTGGGGGAAGCAGCACTTCGGACGTCGATGATGCTGCGTGGTTCGCCGAGTTTGGCCGGCGCTTTATTCCTATTCGCCAGTACATGGCCAAGTACGGCCTGGCCGATGCCGGGATTACCCCGACAGAGCAGGACATTGCCGACATGGCCAACGGCACCGTTCCAACCTCACTGCGATATGACGGAGTGCATTGGTTGGCGGCTGGCTACACGATTCTGGCGAACATTATCTTTCAACGTCTTAAAGAACTGGAGTGGTTTTAAGCATGGGTAAGTTACTGCGACTGCGCGGCGTGACCCTTACGGACGCTACCGCGCCTAAGATCATTACGCGAGATAAAGTCGAGTCGTCTGGCTCGCTGATGCTGTTTGACGGCAATCATGAGTTTGGTAGCTTTGCGGGTCTGCCTATCGTTGATGCTCTGGTGCCAAACGCCCTGTCTAATCTATCCAAAGCGCTTACCGGGGGCGTTGGGGCAGACAATGACTTCAAGGTCAAAATTGCACGCCCGAACTCGGCGCAGTTCAAGTCAGAACGCACGCCGAAAGGGGGTATCCATGGCATCGTCACTCAGGGGGGGAGTCAGGCGGCTGCCGAAAGCTACTCGCTGGATGGTCCTAAGGCGGTCAGCGATTACATCTTGGCGCATCCGACCCACCAATATTACTTCTCCCTGTGGAGTATGATCACTCGGGCTGGCCTAACTTCGCCAGCCGCACAGTCACCGTTCCACTTTACCAATGGCGTTGGCGCGACCACGAACCATCTGTTCCACATGCAGGGTGGGGTTCCTTCTCCAGGCTATGCCAGCGTTCCGTCGTTCCGAGGAGCCAAGGCAGCTCCTACCTATACTGACCACACGGGCGCCTCTATTGTGGCGCCAATGAAGCGCTTCGGTTCTATTGGTGTACAGGGTTTCGTGGGGAACGCACCTATCGCGGCGGATCGGATTCAGTTGGGCGTTGGTTCGTTTGGCGGCTGGAACAACCTGAACTACAACGTCTGTCCTAGCCGAATCATTTACCGCGCCTACGGCGAAGACCTGACGGTCTCCGGGCGTAACTACGCCGAAGTCGAAGCGCTGGACTACGCCCTGTTCCTGGAGGCGTTCGCTCCGGGTGGAAAGTTCTACGGCGACACTTTCACATCGCCTTCAGCGTTGTCGTAATTGCTGAAGGATTCAGTGCTCCAGAGCCCGCCCGCAAAGCGGGCTTTTTTGTGGGCCGAATCTTGCTGGAATTACCTTTATTTGTTCTGAAAGTTGGTGCAGGAAGTTCAAGTTTTTTATTGATGCAAGTCCCTGATTTATTAATGCGTATGCCGTTCATGTCGGGGTGTATATCGGTTTCATTTTTTATTGAGCGAATATATGGCAGATCAAGATATTGTTTATGTCGCGATGTTGACTGATGTCGGCGCGGCACAACTCGCCAGCGCTGCCGCGACCGGTATGCCGTTGAGTTTCACCCATATGGCCGTGGGTGATGGCAATGGCGTGACGCCCATACCGTCGAAACTGCAAACCGCGCTGATCAATGAAAACCTGCGCCTGCCCTTAAATCGGCTGACGGCGCGCGCCGATCGGCCGGTGATTGTCGCGGAGTTGGTCTTGCCATCGAACGTGGGTGGCTGGTGGGTGCGTGAGGTGGGCTTGTATGACTCGGCGGGCCGGCTGGTGGCGGTGGCCAATTATCCGGCGACCTTCAAGCCGACGCTGGGGCAGGGCACCGGCCGAACCCAGGGCATTCGGTTGCAGATCCTGGTGAGCAGCACGGCCGACATCACCTTGATCGATGATCCGACGCTGGTCACGCCGACCCTGGACACCGTGCGCGAAGAAATCGCCATGGGTACGGCGGGCAAAGCCGCACGGCTAAAGACGCCGCGCAAGATCGCACTCATGGGTGATGCCACCGGTGAGGCGCAATTTGATGGGTCGAACAATGCCACCATAAAAATGACGCTGGCTGAATCAGGGGTGGCAGCGGGCTCCTATGGCAAGGTCACGGTCACGTCTAAGGGCTTGGTGATCAAGGGTGAGTCGCTGCTGCCGGCGGACATTCCGGCGCTGGATGCCAGCAAGATCGCCACGGGTACCTTGGACCGTCCAACCACTGGCAATGCTGGGTCGGCGAGCAAGTGGCAGACCGGGCGAGCATTGAGTTTCGGCGGTGCGGCGACTGGGCTTGGCTGGATCGATGGCAGTGGCGATGTGAACATTCAACTGGCCTTGGCCGGATTGGATGTCAGCAAGCTGATTAGCGGCATCTTGCCGGTGGTGCGTGGCGGGACCGGCGGCAACACGCCAGAAACGGCGCGGGCCGCCTTGGGCGCCGGGGTGCCATCGAGCCTGTATCACAGCCCCAATGGTTTCTGGTGGGACAAGGACACCGGTCTGTTTGTGCAGTGGGGCAGCTCGTACCTGGGTGATGAGCCGGGCAGCATGTTGAATGTGCAGTTCAATTTTCCGTATTGGTTCGATACCGCGCCGTTCATTGTTTTACCGGTGATTACTCAGCACAACGGCGGCGCCGTGGCGGCCTCGACAGTTACGTGCGCATTGAATGAGGCTTCCTTGACCACGGCGGGCTTCGTGCTCAGTTTCACTGAATATATTGGTCAGGTTCAGGCCTTTGGCGTGCGCTGGATCGCCGTCGGCTATCGCGTCACGCCGATGTAAGCACAGGTTTCACCGCTGCACCGCAACCGCCGATTGGCGGTTTTTTTGTTTCTATGGAGAAAGCTATGAGTTCTACCGACTTCTTTCACGGTATTACGGTGGCGTTGGTCGAAAGTGGGCCGCGCATCATCGCGCTACCGTCGTCTTCGATCATCGGCATTGTCGATACCTTTACTCCGGGTCTTGGGTTGGCAGAGTCCAACGTGCCCACCCTGCTGACCCGTGAGAGTGAGGCGGTGGCCGCATTCGGTGCTGACTCGGCGCTGACCCGCGCGTGCAAGGCCATCTTCAACCAGTCGGCGGCCGCGATCGTCGCGGTGGGTGTGCCGACTGGCACCGAAGCGGCAGTGCTCACCAGTTCGATCATTGGCGGGGTAGCGGCGGACGGTAAGCGCACCGGTCTGCAGGCGCTGCTCGACGGCAAGAGCCTGTTCAACC